ACGCTGTTCTGGATGGCGGACCAGCAGATGCCGGGTCGGGTGTGGTTGTCGGAGGATCTGCGCAAGATCGTTACCGAGGCTGAGCAGGACCGGGTGCAGCGGTTCCGTACCGTCGGTCTTTCGCACGAAGAAATTGTCAAGCGGGCTGAGGCGGCCATGAAACTGCCTAACCCGTCTGAAGTGCAGCACAAGCTGCATGAAATTGCGCAGGAGGCTGGTTATCGCGATGCAGCGGCTGTGGTGCGGCTGTTAATTGCGGATCAGGAGTTTCGCCGCGGTTCGCATGGAGGCTCTTTGCAAGAGATTTTTGCTACTGAAGAAACGCCGATTGAGTACCTGATTCCAGAACTTTTGCCTAAGCCGGGGACTGTGTTGATGCACGGTCGTGGTGGTTGTGGCAAAACGATGGCCGTGTTGACGCTGGCTCAGCACATTGCCAGGGGGACGCCTTTTTCGGTTAGGGGACAGGAGGTTCCAGTTGAACAGGGCACGGTGCTTTGGTTGAACGGCGATCAGAACAGCCGGCGGATCCGTAAGCAGTTTGAGGATTTGGATTTCACGGCAGACGATCCAGTGATCGTGCGGAACAAAGTGTCGATGCTCTGGTATCCGTGGTTTATCCAGCAGATCGAGGAGCATCGTCCCAAGCTCGTGGTCTGGGATTCGGTGACGGCCTGTATGCGGGGTTGTGCCTTTGACCAGAACAAGGCCGAGTACGCCGAGCCGATCTACTGGTACAGCGCCGAGAACGGCGAGAGCTTCCCGGCAACCACCATCGTCTTCATCCACCACGCTTCCAAGAGTGGCGACTTCAGGGGCACCACAGCGCTCCAGGATGCCGTGGATGAGTCTTGGGGCATCCGACGCCCGGAGAAGGCCGAGCTGGAGCGTGTAGGGGCCTCTGCGCGGCTTATCACCATCGGGAAGAGCCGGGAGGGGAACGAGGGCAAGCAGCTGATCCTGCGCCAGAAAGAGGACCTGACTTTCTCGCTGCAGGATCTGCCGCCGGCGGATGACACGGATACGGCGGGTCCGGCTTCGATCATTGACCGGGTGCTCCAGCGGCTGCGGACCAAGGGCGTGCCGATGACCAAGGCGGAGCTGAATGCGGACCCGCTACTGGGTGGAAGCGTCAGCGCCATTGCCAAGTCGCTCCAGCGGCTGACGGATCGGGGACTGGTGGTGGCTGAGGGGGATCGTTCCAGTAAGAGGTATTACGCAGTCCTCGCGCACAGGGGGGGAGGAGGTGTTAGCTGTCCCAAAGAGGAAGAATCCAGTGCTGGAGCGGGATCTGAGGAAATGGGTTGTCCCGTTTTGTCCGATTTTGTCCCAAGTTGTCCCAAACCAGCTTCTGGGACACCAAAAGGACAGGTTGGGACAAAACGGGACAAACCGGGACAGGTAAATCCGGCAGATGCGTTGCAGCGCAACGACTCTCAGAGTTTGGGACAGCAGGACACCCCGATATTCACGCGAGGGGATTCCGCCTCAACCGAGGAGCGCAGCCCGGATGAGCTGGATCAGCTGATGCAGGAAGCTGCACGGATGTGGGATTAGTCGTACAGTGGTGCGGTTCGTATGCTTCTTTATGAACCGCATCACTTTTTCTTGCAATGACGTGACTGCGAACGAGCTGGAGTGGCTATCCAAGCGAACTATGCGAAAGGTCTCCAACCTTCTCGCTGTGCTGGTTGCCCACGAAGTGCAGCGCCAGCTGGAAACCCTGCCGGAGGCCGAACGTGCCAAGGTCTACGCCCAACTGGCAGAGGTCAGAGTTACCGGTGTTTAACGCGCCTAACTTTTTCCTAGGGCTCGTGCGGGTTGCCGCATGGGTGTTTTGGAGGGATCCACCCGTGGCCAAGCCTCGTCCGAAAAAGCCCCGTAGGCCGATGCTGGACTACAACGTCACCACCACGCCGGACCATCTCCTGGCCGTGGTGCGGATCTGCTGGTTCAAGCGTGGAGTGGCCTCCGAAGTGGAGGAGTACCAGATCGAGTGTGACGAGGATGCCGTGGATTCGTTTCACTACCTGGTGGGGCAGGCGCTGCGGCATGGGGCGGACGTGTCAGTCATGACTGACCTCCAGCCCGAAATCCTTGGTGTCCCTGTAGACTAGTGTTACACTCGACATAAGTTCGTGGGGTACTTCAACTGCAGCGGCACCAAGGAGGCGTACTACCTATCGATGGCCAATCGGCCGCGGCCTGCCAACCGCGCCAGCGTCTATCGAGGTGTGTCGCGTAGCAACAATTCCAAGCTGCCGTGGCGGGCAGCACTGGGTTACCGGGGTGGGCGCTACTACCTCGGTAACCATGCCACCGAGCGCGAGGCGGCCTTGGCCTACAACGAGGCCGCCCTGCGCATCATTGGCGAACACGCTGTTATCAACGAAATCACCGAATGACTGACTACAAAGCGACACCAGAGCAATGGGCGCAATGCGAGGAGTTCCTGAGCAACCCAGTCATCGGCGCCAGCGATGCCTGCATCCTCGAGCTTCGCGCCAGGGTCGAGCAGCTCGAGGCCAACACCAAGCAGTGGCGCATAGACCACCTCCGTTTAGCCAATACCTGCGCCTCGCTAGCTCCTGATCGCCTGAGCTTCTTTAACGCCCTGCTACCTGACGACGAGGACTCCAAGCCAACTTCTAATCCAAGCCAAATTAGGAGTTCGCTGGTTGACCGGGTGGCCCGTGCAATCGGCCGAGACGACGAGCCCATCAACTGGGAGCCAGAAGCCAGCGCCGCGATCCGCGAAGTCCTGGCTTGGCTCAAGGAAGGCGAGCACACATGGGCCGCGCTAAAGCTTGAGCAGGAGGTGGAGCGATGACTGACATCACCCGCTACAAGCTCGACGCCGCGTTCGCATCCCTGCGCACGTTCGATCACCTTGCCAAGCCCGATGACTTCATCGAGGTGTCGCTATGGAACAACGGAGAAGGCTTTGATGCTCACCTGAGCAGCCATGCCGAACAGACCATCAGGCTCTCGTGGAGAGAGTTCAGAGCACTCAAAAAACTCGTTAAGGAGCTGGATCAATGACCAACAACATCACCCCACCGCCGGAGCTGGTGCAGGAGTGGGCAACTGTTAACGGAACGCATTACGAAGATCTATCTACTTTGTGCTGGCAAGTTGCTATCCAAGCCGCTCAATACGGCGCCGACCAGGAGCTGGAGGCGTGCTGTGAGTGGATGCAAGATCAAGAACTACGAAATCTGGCTAAACAACTCTGCGCCGCCCGCCGCCCCAAGCCGCCGAGCTTGAAGGAGCAGGCGTTGGTAGCGCTCCATGCCATCGCGGTCGGAGCCAATGACATGCGGGAGCAAACCCAAGACCTCGACACCGTCCGCCGCGCCCTGGAGGCCCTGCCCAATGACTGACCCGACCCCCACCGACTGGCGAGCGCTGTGCGCCCGCATGGCTGATGAGCTGGATCATTACCGCCAGCTCCTGATGGATGATCGCAGCGAGACTCATGCGTTGGCGGCTGAAGCCCGCGCTGCCCTGGCCCAGCCCGAGCCGCAAGGGCCGACGGATAAGGAGCTTGGCGAGACATATCGCGCTGCATATTACGCCTGTGAAAATCGTCAGGGTCCTGCCGCACAGGTATTTGGGCTGCGTGCCGTCCTTGCCAAATGGGGCCGCCCCGCCATCGAGCCGGTGCCGCAGCAGGAGGCTGAGTGATGACTGAGCTATCGAAAGAGGCGCAGGCCGTGCTGGACGCTCTCTACATGGAAGAGCTGAATGGACCGCAGCAGCTGATGGCCCGCGCTCACGCCGCCGCCACCCTCCGCGCTGCTGCGGATCAGGTGGTGCCGCACGAATATATGGTCGGAGTGGATGTCGAAGTGCAAGCCCGACAATTGACGCGCCTTCGTCTCCTCGCCATCGCCGCCGAGCTGGAGGGCCAATGACAGTGCCCCTGCTGTTTGAGCTGCTGATCGTCTACGTCGTGGCGTGCTGCTTGGCGCTTTGGCTGGCGTCCAAGATCCTGCCGTGATTGGGGTGTGGAGGTGGCGCCGGCTCTCGCGCCTGCACGCCTCACCGCAGCCTCCACACTGCGGAATGCCCAGCGATTGAATCGTTGGACCCGAAGCTTAGCGGCTAGGGCCGTGTAACGGATTGCAACAGGGCAGGGTTGACGGGGGCTGTTTCTGTGCAACACTACAGGGCGAGGGCAGACAGCTCTCGCTCTGTTTCTGTTACACACGCCCATGGCTACCCACACCAGCGTTCCAAACGAAAACCTGTCCAGGTGGTACTTCGCCGTAACTTGGAGCCAGCACCTGCTGCGCCAGGCGATTGTCGAGACTGAGGCTGCTGGGCAGGACCCCGGCTACCACCTCGCGCAACTTGCTCAACTAGACGACCTTGCCCAGTTCCTCAAGATGAGCTGGGACGTGTGGCTCGAGCAGCTTGAGTGCCGTACTGCTGCTACAGAGGTGCATCAGTGAGGCAGATTCTTGAGGTTATTGACCTGTCCTTTGGCGTCAACAACTGCCTCACCGTGGAGGCCTTGGTGGAGGAGATGGAGCTTGTGGCAGAGGTGCCAGCCTGGTTACCTGCCGTGTGCCGAGGCTCCTTCTACCTTTCTGATGAAGACGTGATTCCTGCTACCGATGCCGGCCTACGAAAAATGCTCTCCGAGCGAATCGACAACTGGCAACCACTCCAGTCGCCTTATCGGTAGCGCTGAGTCTCGTGAGATTCGCAATGCGACTGACTATGACGACTGGTACTACGGCACCGAGCCCATTCCAGGCGACACCCACTGGGTCAAAGCTCGGACTCTGACCCAGCTCTACCGGCACCTGATCTACGTCTTTGCCACCAGCGACAGCATTTGCTCCAGCAAGCTGGCTGAGATGGCAATGTGCGAAGTCCTCAAGCTGCCGCTTTCCCGCATCAATCTGCTCAAAAAGCAGGATCCCCGCTTCTTTGCGTAGTACATTAACAACCGTTCACTCCTAAGAACATGCGCATTCTTTCTGACACACAAGCTCGGATTATCGCCGACAGCCTCAAGACCATCGCCGAGCACCAGCAGGAGATCGCCACCATCCTGCACAACGCTCAGCACATCGACCTGGACTCCAGCAGCACCAAGCAGACCGTTGCTATTCCGGCTGGTGAGTTGAAGCGTACGGCAAATGCCCGTACTGCGAAGTCTCAAGTTAAGACTCATAAGTCCAGCCGCAAGGGCAAGCGTGGGGTATCGGTGTTGACCGAGGCGAAGGTGCTGGAGATTAAAAAGGCGCTGGCGGCTCGCACCATGTCGGCGGCCAAGATTGCTGCCCAGTTTGGGGTTCACACCACCACCATCAACTGCATCAAGTGGGGTAAGACCTGGAAGCATGTGCAGCTGTCCCAAGGCACGCCCTCCTCTGTGGAGATCACCGCTTGATTCTCCCGGATATGGAGATCTGGACCCTGTGCAAACGGGGTCTTGTCTCGCCTTTCGATGAGGCCCTCGTGAATCCCGCAAGTCTCGATGTGAGACTCGGCGAGAATCTGCTGATTGAGGTGGAGGGCACCAGCGAGATGGAGGCGGTGTCGCTTCGTGGCACTGCTCCAGAGCAGCCCTTCCTACTTCAGCCGCACCAGTTCGTGCTGGCGGAAACGGTGGAGTTCTTCAAGGTGCCGGATTGCATAGCCGGACAGCTGGCGCTCAAGTCTTCCCGTGCCAGGGAGGGGATTGAGCACCTGATGGCTGGATACGTGGATCCGGGTTACGAAGGCAGGCTGACGTTGGAGCTGCAAAATGCCCGGTCGCTGCATCCGGTTGCCCTGTGGCATGGGATGCGGATTGGGCAGATTGTCTGGCACAAGATGTCGATGCTGCCGGCTAAGAGCTATGCGTTGACAGGCCGTTATTGCGGCGACACCAAAGTGCAGAGGTCTAAGGGATGAGTGATCCAGTCAACCATCCCAGTCACTACACGGCTGGAAAGGCTGAGGTGATTGATGTGATCGAGGATTGGGTGCGGCCTGCGCCTGATCCGGTGGTTGGGGGCCTGCAGTGGCAGGTCATCAAGTACATCAGTCGTATGTGGCTTAAGCGGGATCCCTATGAGGATGCCAGGAAGGCCCAGTGGTACCTCAATCGGCTTGTCAACACGCTTGCTATGGAGGCTTACAAGGATCGATGAATCTGGGGGAACAGCGGTGTCCTAAGTGTGCTGGGACGATGCGAATGTTGTTCCAAGAAAAGACGTACACCGGTCGCGCTAAGCGGCGGCGATATGAGTGTTACGACTGCAAACACCGCCAGAGCGACTACCTAGTTAGCGAGGCGTTCTTTCAACAACTTGTTGCCGCACACGACATCGTGGAGCGGCTTCAAGGTTTTTACTTTGACCACTGCGACCCCGACGACGAATGAGGTGCTCCAACTGTGATTCATCAGAAGTTCGTGTAACGCGAACTTGCAGGGATACAACAGAGTCCATCTTGCGCCAGCGCACTTGTTTGGACTGTGGTACTCGGGTGTTCACTGTTGAGGTGGAGTTGCCTGCGGGTTCTGTTGTGCATCGGGGTGCCAAAAGCAGCAGATTGAAGCGTCTTTCTGGATTTTTACGTGTTCACTTTTCATGAAAACACCTGTTCTTCGACTTACGCAAAGGCTGTGCCTTACCTGTGGCAAAAAGACTTTGAGCGCTGTGTACTGCTGTAAGTGTTACGGCACTTCACCAGCGGGAAGGGAGGAAAAGCGCCAGGCATGGCATCGGCAAAAGTACAAGCCCTTGGAGGATGGGGGTGTGTGCCAGCAGTGTGTGCATTGGAATCACCGTTGCACGCTTGGGATTCCAGAGGCTGGGACCGTGATGGCTGAGCTGTGCTCGGCGCGGGAATTTGATAGTGTGCTAGAGTAGCACCGGCTAAAACCTTTTAAGTAACTCACTTCGCCCTACCAGGCATGGAAATTCTCTTCGGTATTGAGCACCTCTCTACTTTGGAGGGGGCTACTACTGTTGCATTTGACGTTGAGACCACGGGGCTCCAGCCCACCTTTGGAGGGTTGCGGTTGCTCCAGCTCTGCACGCTGGGACAGACGCCAGTGGTGATTGATTGTTGGCAGTTAGACGACAACGACTGGATCACGCTGGAGGAATTTTTTGAAGTTGAGCGGACGTGGGTT